CTTTCCGTGATGCCACCTGAATCGTAAGCATCTTCAAAATTGAATTGAACTCCAATTGTCCAACATGGAGACCAAGTTCTACATCATAACAAAAGTTTCTCTTCAAGAAAGACGCCTCGTACAAATTAATGTACGGTCTCGACACAGATTCCTTATCTGCCATGGTATAACCCAAACCAAGGCCTTCCAGAATATTCTTGATGTGTGTGTGCGTATACAACGGCTTTGACGGGCACACACATAAAACGTGGTCATCACCCAACAACACACCAACAACATACGTGAAGAAGTCTTCCAAGGCATATCCAGCCTTTGCCCAACAGTACATAACATAGAAAACATTTAAGATACAATTAAAAATTGTGGTCAACTGGTGACCAGATACTTCTCCACCAAAGAACGTCACTAACATACCAAAGAAATCCACTGAGGGATTCATCAACTCATACTTTAATACCTTCATCATCAACTGCATTTCAGGGGTATAGTTTCCCGAAGCCAAACACACTCTATTAACTGCATCCATAACATAAAACATTACAAGCATCTTCACTCGCTTGTCAAAATACACATGATCACCAGCAATCGCCGTGTCCACACCAAACTTGGATAAACGGTGAAAAAGAGCATCCCATTCTGGTGATGTTGTGTTGAGACCAACCGCAACCCAAAACAAGTCCCTATTCCTTTGCACAACACGAGAAAAACTCAGATAAAACATACGCACAATCACTAATAACTCGGCAGGACAACTAAAGAAAATACGAGTTTTCCATGCGGCGAACTTCTTAAACGATACAGCCTCGTCCTTCAGATTAGCTCCGAAAATGGCATGTAAACGAATACCCTGGCGTAAAAGATCCAACCACTCCGCTATTTTCTCTTCGACAGGATCTTTAAACTTCACACCCTCAGGCCATCGATCATCCTCCAAGTCCTCAAGAAAGGCTTTTTTGGTTTTGTAGTAAGGGAAACCCATACTCGTACTCCTTTTGATAGAATCTACATAGGCCATTCCAGGTACACCATTCACAGCTACATCAATATTACAGGGACAGATCAAATCTAACTCACTCTTCGGTAGCACAGACAAAATGTGTTCAACCCACACATCAGCTATCTCCTCCAGGATACTCTCCTC